TAAACTTACCTATTTAATGGTTAGATAAGTAAGAAATGATAATATAAGCCATGAGATGCTCTTGTTGTGATGAGAAAATTAAAGAAAAACTAAGATATTAAGAGAAAATAAAAGATAATAGAGGGAGGAAGTTTATAAAAGGAGGAATTGTGCTTGTTGAACAGAGATTTTGTAAAACTTATTAAACAAAAACTTGATGTAACTTATAAGGATACTGAATTAATAATAAATATTATATTTGATACCATTAAAGAGCAAATGATATTAGGTGAAAAAATTAATATACCTAATTTTGGAATATTTGAGGTTACTACGAGACCACCAAAACAAGGGTATAACCCACACAGCGGTGAAAGGATTGAAATACCCTCCTATAAGGTTATAAGATTTAAGCCGTCTAAAAATTTTAAAAGTTTATTAAAAACTAATGGGGGAAATAAAATCCAAAACAAATAATAGAAAGTGGGTTTTGATATGGACGATAAGTATGTTGTTGATACAAGTTTTCTTTTAAATAATATTGATGCTATTGATAAGTATCCACTCGTAATACATAGTTCAGTATTAGAAGAATTAGATAATCTGAAAGAACACAATGATGATGTTGGATATAAAGCCCGCAAAGTAATAAAGAAAATTTTATATAATGTCGAACAACTTACATTTGATAATGATGATTATACAGCTCCTATTCCCTGGGGTTGGAGTGCTAAAAAGGTAGACAATCAGTTAATTGTGTGTGCTAAGGTGAATAAGTATAAATTATTGACTGATGATATTAGTATGAAACTAAAAGCCCTTGCTTTGGGTGTGGAAGTAGAATTTTATAAGAATGATAATGATGATACATATAAAGGCTATAAAGAATTATTTCTTAATACTGATGAAATTAATGATTTATTCACTTCTCTCGAAAATGGAATTAATAAATATAATTTTATTGAAAATGAGTATTTAATTTTACATAATATTGATTTAGATGATGTATTTGAATATAGATACACGAATGGAGAATTGGTTAGTTTAAAACTACCTTCTTCAAAAATAATTAAAGCTTTGAATTCATTGCAAAGATGCGCTTTAGATTTATTAAATAATAACGATATACCAGTTAAAGTAATAACTGGAAGTTTTGGGAGCGGTAAAACTCTTCTTGCTGTACGGATGGGTTTATATAATGTTTTTACTAAAGGTAATTACTCAAAATTGTTTTTAATAAGAAATCCTATTGGTGCTGGCGAACAAATTGGTTTTTTGCCAGGGTCAAAATATGACAAAATAAAGGATTATTTTAGATCTATTGCGCAATATTTAGATAGAGGAATTGATGATTTAGATTATTATATTAAGAATGAACAAATAGTTATTGATGTTCCTTATTTTTTAAAAGGATTATCAATCCAAGAATCTTTTGTAATTGTAGATGAAGCTGAAGATATTGATATTAGAGGTATAAAGTTAATTGGTAGTAGGATTGACAAAAATTCTGCTATAGTTTTTTGTGGTGATTACAGCCAAGCGGAAGCAAAATATAAAAATAATAATGGTTTGAGGTATCTCATCGAGAAAGCAAAGGGTAATCCACTATTCGGAGTAATTACTCTGGAAGATGATGTGCGTTCTGAATCATCTAAGCTATTTGCGAATCTGTAAGGAGGCATTTTTATGATTAAGAATTTTCTGTGTGAAACCTGCGAGAAACAAAATGTATGTAGGTGGAAAATTATTTTAGAAAAGAATTTTTCTGATGAATCCAAAAAGAGAATAGGTGTCGATATTGAAATTTTAAAGTGTCAAGAATATCAAAAGATGGAGGAGTAACAGTAGTGAGAGCTTACTGTTTGTTTTGTCAAGGGTATCATACTGTAACACAAGATGAAGATGGGGTTTTCTGGTGTGATAATTGTGGTTCTGAGATTTTAGATGATAATCTAATGAAAAAGATTCGAGAGGTGAACAATGAACAAGGAGAAGCTTATCAAGTTAGGCTTGGACAAGATAGAAGGTAAAAATGATTTAAAATGGGCTGATATTGGCAAAATGTTTGGCATTAGCGGTGAAGATGCAAGACAAATTGTTAAGCACTATCGTAAACAACATGGTTTATTGCCTAAGCGTGAAGATGTTGTTAGTAAAGATGTAATGCAAAAACTTCAAGAAATAGAGCAAAAAAAATTGGAACTTGAGAAGGAAAGAAAGAAGTTGCAAGCAGAAAAAAATGAAATCAACAAGTGGCTTCGTGAACAAGCAAGAACGGAATTATTTTATGAAAAATTAGAAAGAGCTATTAAGGAAAGGTATAATTTAGAAATACCTCAATATATTAAATCTAACGGACAAGTTACACGTGATGCTGTTGTAACTATAGCAGATTGTCATTATGGCAAAGAAGTTAATATTATAGGGCTTAAAGGTGAAATTTTGAATATTTATAATATCGAAATATTTGAGCAACGAATGTGGAATTTATTAGGCGAAATAATAAAAATAATTAATAAAGAGGGTTTAAATCATATTAATGTTGTAAATTTATCAGATAGTATTGATGGAATATTAAGAATGAGTCAATTACAATCTTTGCAATTAGGTGTAGTAGAATCGGTAATAGGTTTTTCTGATTTTATGGTTAATTGGTTGAATGAGTTAAGTAAATACATTAGAGTTGATTATTATAATGTTTTAGGTAATCATAATGAAATTCGCCCACTTGGTTCTCAGCGTGGGGAATTTCCTCATGAAAATACTGAACGTATTATATCATGGTATTTAAAGACTGCATTAGTAAACAACCATAATATTGATATACATATTGGTGAATCTTATGTACAGTATTTTAGCACAGTTGGAGTAAATATTCTTGCTGTACATGGTCAGGATGAAAAAGATTTAGAGAAATCATTGAAAGATTATATGCTTTTATACAATCAAAAAATAGATATTTTATTAGCTGGACATTTACATCATAATTATGAAAAAACAATTGCAATTGGTGATAGTGGCGAAGTTGAGGTAATCCAATCCCCTTCTATTATTGGTTTAGATGATTTTTCGATGCATCTCAAAAGATCGAGTAGTGCAGGGTCGAAATTATTTATTCTTGAAGAAGGCAAAGGAAGAATAATTACTTATAAGATTAGCTTATCATAAATAACGTTAATTTCAAAAAGCCAATAAGTTACTTTTATAGATGAAGACTGAAAGTCTTTTGGAGGTATGTGTGGCGGAAAGAGAGACGCTATGACGGGGGTAGGTACTGGCTAGAGGAGTGGCTCTATTACGTAGAGTGTGGACGCCAGCCATGTTGGGTTCGAGTCCCAACCCACATACTTTTAAGTGCAGTTTTTGGCGCAGTGCGTTTCTGCACGTAAAATAATAAAAAACTGTCCTGCTTTCATTATTAATAATAGCAAAGAGTATTCTTTGAGGTGTTGCAGAGTTTTATATTGATGAGAGGGTGGTGAAATGGTCGACAAAGATAGGGCTAAGGTTTGTTCTTTGTGTGGCAGGAAATTAGCTTTAAATAATTTTTATAGATCCAAAAGTCCTTTGCATGATGGTTATGCTCCTATTTGTAAAGATTGCATAAACGAAAAAATAGATCCATTAGATATGGAGTCAGTATATAGTATTTTAAGGCAATTGGATGTACCTTTTATATATACTGTATGGGAAAGACAAAAAGATAAGCCTAAGCCTATAGGTGCTTATCTTAGAGAAATTCATTCTTTGAAACAATATGAAGACATGACATGGAAAGATAGTATTTTTGAAGAAGAAACACCTCCGCCTAATGACGAAAAGAAAATATATAGTAAAAAATGGCATGGATATTATACTCAAAGTGAAATTGATTATCTTGATAATTATTTAGCTGGTTTAGAGAAAGATTTTAATATAAGAACTACAAATCATATTGATTACGCTAAAAAAATAGCACAAGCAAGTTTGGCGGTTAATAAAGCATATCAGGAAATGCTTGATGGCAAACCTGGGGCAGATAAAAGATATAAAGCATTACAGGAAATATTTGATAGTTTATCGAAATCTGCGCAATTTGCAGAAAATACAAGGAGCCAAAATGATATAGGACTTGGAAACTTTGGAAAAGTATTCGAAATGGTGGAAAGGCATCAGTGGATACCACGTCATATTCCTCTTGAAAAAGATGATATAGATAAAATATTAGATTATTATGCTAACATTGAGCGTTCCTTGTAAAGTGTGGTGATAAAAATGGCTTCATATAAAAATTTTAGTCAGAAAAGCCGTAAAATAAAAGAGGGAGCTTATGAAAACTTTAATAGTCCATATAGTTATGACCCTATAAAGCCACAATCTATTGATTATGATGAATGGGTTAAATTTTTAAGTTATTATAGATATTATATCGATGAGTTTGTGATTGATATTTTAGGTGTTAAGCTTTATCCTTTTCAGCGTCTTATGTTAAGGGCTATGGCAAGGTATCAAAACAGTATGTTGATATGTAGTAGAGGTATTGGTAGTCAAGTTGCTTTTGCCTTAAATGTAATTATAGTGTAAGGGGTGTTGTGTTTTGAAATATAGTTATGACAGTGATTTTTTTGAGAAAATTGATAGCGAGGCAAAAGCATATTGGTTAGGATTTCTTTACGCTGATGGTTATATTCATAGGAATTATAAAAATGGGAAAGTTAAATCAATGTTTTTGGAGTTGTCACTAAAATCGGAGGATAGAGCTCATTTGGAAGATTTTTTGAGGGACATAGGAAGTAATGTTCCTATAAAAAATAAAGTTATTAAATTGAATGGTAAAAAATATTTTGCTAACAGAGTGATTATTTCTAATACTAAAATGTGTAGAGATTTAGTTAATTTAGGTTGTGTTCCTAATAAATCTTTAATATTAACATTTCCAACTTATGATATGGTACCCAAAGAGTTTATGTGGGATTTTATTCGTGGGTATTTTGATGGAGATGGAACTATATATTACAACAATAAAGTGCGTACTATTAAAGTTGAAATGGCATTTGTTGGCACTCAAAATTTTTTAAAAGGTATTAATGATTTTTTGTTGTCAGAAGGTATTCCTTCTGCTTTTAAAACACATCAAAAAGGAAATGCTTTTGAGATGTATATATATGGATATGACAATATAATAATGATTTATGATAAATTTTATAGTAAAGCAACTAGGTATTTAAAACGTAAAAAAGATAAATTTGATGAAATGATAAATTTTGTACAATCAATCAAATATAATAAATCAGGTAAACGTGGTGTTTATTTTGATGCACGCAATAAACAATGGGTTGCTGTGTTCGTAGAAGATGGAAAGAGAAAGAGAAAAAATTTTAAAAGTTTTGAAGAAGCCAAAGAATTTCGTGTTTGTAAAGAAATCCTAACTAAGATTAAAGGACTGCCGTCCTAAGTAGAAATACTTAGGAGTATAATCCCCGAAAAAAGCGGGAAGGCTGAGATGCTAACCCGACCTGAAGGCTATATGTAATAGTATAGTCAGGGGCAACGCATAGAGGGTGAACCTTTGGACTCTACATCCAAAGAATATAATCCCTCCACGAGGCGGGGACACCCTAACATGATAAGGAGTGCTTTATCGATGAGGGTGAAAATTTATGCTGAACTTACGGAAAATGAACCGTAAGAGCTACAGGATAAAAAGCCTGTAGGGTAACAAAGTTGAAGTCTTGGATAAGTGCCCTTTTCTTTGTGGCTACTGCTATTTTGTATCCTGGCATTAAGTTAGGTATAGCAAGTGGCAAGGGACAGCAAGCGAGAAACGTAATTATCCAAAAAATAAAAGGTGAATTAGCTAAAAATGAAAATATTGCAAGAGAGATACAATTCCCTATTAAGATTAGCCAAGATGATTGTGTGGTAAATTTTTGGAATGGCTCTGAAATTAGAGCTATTACGTTAGGCAACAATCAGTCTGGTGATAGCGCAAGAAGCTGGAGGTTTAATTATATTTTAATAGATGAGGCAAGATTGGTCAAAGATAACATTATTGAAGAAATATTGATACCTATGACAAAAACAAGAAGATCTATACTTCTTGATTACGAGAAAGATCATCCTGATATTAAGCTTCCACCAGAAAAAGGTAAAGTTATTTATATTTCATCTGCTTATTTAAAGAGTTGTGATTTATACAAGAGGTTTGTGTATCACTATAAAATGATGAAAAGTGGTTCTGAAGATTATTTTGTTGCTTCATTAAGTTATAGGGCTGGCGTAGATGCTGGTATTTTTTATGAAGAAGATATACTTAAAGAGAAAGAAAAACCTTCGATGACAACGGATAAATTTATGTATGAGTACGAAGGTGTTTTTGTGGGTTCAAGTAGCGATTCGTATTTTCCTTACGATTTAACTGAAAAAAGTAGAAAACTTGAAAAATGTGAATTAGAACAACCTTCTAAGTCGTCATCTTCCTATATTATTGTGCATGATGTTGCTTTGTCTAACGCTAAAGATAGTGATAATGCATGTACAACAGTTATTAAATTAAAACCTCGTCCTAATGGTACTTATTTCAAAGAAGTTGTGTATATTAAGACACACAATGGGGTTACTTTGCAAGAACAAAGAGATTTTTTGAGAGAGCTTGTCCATATTAAGTTTCCTAATGCTGAAAAATTGGTTATAGATATGAGGGGTAATGGAGAAGGGTTGCCTTATTTGTTTTATGAAACATGGGAATATATAGACCCTAAAACAAAAAAAGTGATTGAGTTTCCTCCTCTTGTGTTAGATGATGATGACGAGGGTAAAAAATTAAAAGGAGCTATTCCATTAATACGAGGAGTAGCTGCTACTAATAGTTTCAATAATACTATGTATACTTATATGAAATCTTGTTTTGAGGATGGTTCTGTGAGATTACTTATACCTTCCACAGAAGTTGATAGCCAGTTTAAGGAAAACAATCTTACTCCTGATGAATATGCTGTATTTATTGAAACTGATTTACTTATAGAAGAATTAGCAAATATTACACAAACAATAAGTGGGTCTGGAAATATTATTTATGATAGATTAGTTAAAACAATGAAGAGAGATAGAGTTACAAGTTTGGGGTATGGATTGGCTTATGTGAATGAGTTAGAGGTAAATAACAAACATAATTTATATCAAGATGATTATGATAATATGTTGAAAAGTATGTTGGAATATTTGATTGTTTGACAGAAAGAAGGTGAAAAAGTGCCAAAAAGAAAAAATCAAAAAAGTGCTACTGCTACTACAAGCGAGACATCAACCAACTATTTCTTAGAATTTGCACGTGATATTAATGCAAGTATAATGGCTTATTATATGAATCCTATTTTGCAAAATGAAATACTAAAAAATATTAATATGTACCCCCAAAATTTTGATAGAAATAAGATTATTGAATTATTGCAAAATCCAAAAGTAAATGAACGAGCTTTAAAAGAGTTATCTCAATTTATAGAAAACAATATTTTTCAATTTAAGAGATTAATTTATTATTTTAGTGGTTTGTTGTCATTTGATTGGTATATTGAGCCCATTATTAATAGCCCTGAAGATTTAAACAATAGTGCCTTTTGGAAAGCATATCGACGTGTTTTAGATTGGGTAGAGAAATTTAATATTAGGCATACCTTTACAGAAATTGTACATCAAATGATGCGTGAAGATGCTAAATTTTATTATGTGAGGGAACTTGGTGATAGGATTATATTACAAGAAATGCCATCTAATTATTGTATGATAGATTACAAAAGCGAGCATGGTTGGAAATATTCGTTCAATATGACATATTTTTTGCAACCAGGTGTTTTATTAGAAAATTTTGCCCCAGAATTTAGTGTATACTATGAATCATTTACGAACAATAAAGATAAAATTATTGATGATAAACAGGCTGGAATACGTGCTGGATACCATAATGGCAGATATTTTTATTGGCAGCAACTTTCCCCTGACAAAGCATGGGTATTTAAATTTCATAATGAAGTGGCTGGTATTGTTCCCCCATTAATACCGTTATTTCTTGAGGCACTTGATTTATTAGAATATCGTGAGTTAGATAGAGTTGATGCAAAAGTAAGAACATATAAGATTGTAAATAATAAAATTCCATTAAAGGAAGGTAAAAGTGTTAATTCTATTGATGCATTTGCTATTACAGCAGATACAGCTAAATATTTTAATGCATATATGCAAGCAGGGTTACCAGAGGGTGTTAAAGCTATTACCACCCCGTTTGAACAAACAGAGGCTATGGATTTTAATAAGTCACAAAGTAGCAAAACAGTTTACGAGCAAGGCAATAGTAGGTTTTGGGATGGTGCTGGTACTAATTTGGGCTTAGATAGAGCCACAGTGTCTTTAGTAAAAAATAATCAAAATGTTGATTATATGTTTGTAAAACATATATATACCCAGTTTGAGGATTTTCTCAATTACCAAATTGAAAAGATTTCGGGGCAATTTAAGTTTGTAATACATTTAGAGGGTACTGAATTTGATCGACAAGATAGAATTAATAATGCGCTTAAAGCAGCACAATATGGTTTCCCTAAAATTTGGGTTGCAACTGCAATGGGTAAAACTCAAAGAGAATTAATTAATCTCTCTTTATTTGAAAATGCTCTTGGTATTGTTGATATGTTAGAACCATTGTCATCTTCTTATCAAAAGTCGCCAAATGATAATGGCGGGAGACCATCAAAATCGCAATCAGAATTGAGTGATAAAGGTGAAGAAACTCGTGATGTTGGTAGTAATGAAAATATGTAAAGGTGGTTAATGTGTCAAAATATATATATTGTTTTGATCCTGAAATTGCAACTTATCTAATTGATAAAAAGCTAATTTTATTAAATGAAAAAATAATATCTGGTAAAAAATGTTGGATATTTAAATGTGATAATGATATTATATCGGATGTTCCTCTGAATAAAGCAGCAATTGTTATAACAAATAAGATGTTTTTCTGAAAGTGAGGTGTTTTGTATGCCAAATCATTATTTAAATTTACCTATAAAGTATTTTGTAGATGATACTTTTAATGATGATAGATTTTTAAAATTGAAATTGTATGTAATGCATGATGGTATTAATCTTAACAAATCAAAATTTGATATGGATGCAATAGAAAAAGCGAAAGATAGTATAGCTAATATTCCTATTCTTGCGTATATTAAGTACGATGAAGATGGTAGTAAAGATTTTACAGAACACGAGATCATAATTGATGAGAATGGGGTTAAGTATTTAGAACAACCTGTAGGTATTGTTCCTGAGGATAATAATTATCATTATGAAGAAATTGACGGGAGAACTTATGTTGTTGTTGATGCATATGTATGGAAGGTTTATGCACAAGATGCTGTGGATATCCTAACAAAAAACAAAGGTGCCAAAATTTCTATGGAAATTCTTGTGTATAAATCCAAATATAATAAAAAAACAGGGATTGAGAATATTTTAGAATATTCTTATACTGGCATTACTTTATTGGGGCAGAATGTAGAAAGTGGTATGATTAATGCTCGTGCTGAAGTATTTAGTCAAAGAGTTGCTAAAATGCTTCAGGAATTCAAAAAGTTTTTTGGGAAGGAGGACAAATCGATGAATTTTATTGCAAAGGATGAATGGGGAACTGGTGACCCCATAGAAATTGACTTATCAAAAGATGCAGCAGATTATAATACCCCGTGGGGAGAGGTTGATAAAACAAAATTACGTAATGATATTTTAAAAGCTAAAAATTATAAAGAGTTAGTAAAAGCTGCTTATTTGGTAGTACTTGATGGATGGGAAGATGCTCCTTCAGAGAATCTTAAATATCCTGTTTGTATGATAAAAGACAAGAAATTGGTGCTCTCTGCAAATGGATGCCAAGCTGCATTGTCATTTTTAGAGAAGAACACCAATGCTTCTTATTATGATGAAGCAAAGAAAAAATTAAAAAAATATTATGAGATTCTTGGTCTTGACACTTCTAATTTTGTTTTAGATGATGTAAATGATATTGGTGATAGTGATGATGAACAATTAGATGAAGATGAAAGAGTAGATATTGAAATTGAGTTTTCACTTACACAGGAACAATTAGAAGAAGAATTAAGAAGACAATTGGAAAAGATAGAATATTTAGATGAGTATTGGAAAGAAGAACTTTCACGTTATTATTTAATAGATTATGATGATAAGTTTGTATATGCTTGGGATAATATGAATGCGTTTTATGTAAAGATTCCTTACACAATGCAAGGCGATAATCCTGTACTTGATTTTGAGAATGTAACAAGAATAAAATTTATTCCTGTTGATTGGGAAGATGGGGGCAAAGATGTTGTTAGTGAATTTACAAAACAAAATAATAAGAATTTTATACAGAAATTAAAAGCAATATCCGATCAAAACAGAGAATTACATGAAAAATATTCGAAATTAGAAGAAGAATTAAAAGATAAAAGTGTTCAATTAAATGAATTATTAGCATTCAAAGAAGAAGTTGAAAGGAAAGAATATAAAGCTAAAGTAGATTCATTATTAAATTCTCTTGATGATATATTATCAAATGATGAAATACAGTTATTCGTTGCTAAAGCCGACAATTATAATAAATTTGAGGATTTTGAAAAAGATGTGAAAGCTTTTGTTGGCGAAAAAATGATTACTTATCACAAGAATGGATTATCTTTCATTAAAATGAATCCAAATAATGATGATAATGTTCATAACGAGTCTCCCAATATATGGGAAAGACTCGAAAAAAATATAAACTAAAATAATAATTACAAGGAGGAATATTTCTATGGGAAATCATGTAGTTGTTAAAATCGGTAAAATGGCTTCTACAAATGTAGATAGCTATGTAGTATCTGTACAAAATACTGTCGATATGGATAATGGAAGTATGGTTGTGCTTGGTGACAAAATACCAGGTCAGCAAGATGTGTATGCTTGCTCTGCTCCAACAGATGTAACAAAACAAGAAGTATTATTAGTTGAATCTCCAGTAATAGTTGAAGTTGATGGGTTTAGGCTTGATATTGATGATCCTACATTATTCTACAATCCTGCTAACAGACCTGCAAGAGCAAGAAAATTAAAAGTTGGAGACAAGTTTACTATTACTTCTAATGGATTTAGTGCTGTACCAACAGTTGGGCAATATGCTGTTCCAGCTAATGGTTCTTATTTATTAGCACCAGCTGCTGATTTAACTGGTGGAACAGTAGTTGCTTTTAAGGTTGTAGCACAAACCACAATTTCTGTTGCTGGGAATAAAATAAATGCTTATGAGCTTGAAGTTGTTCATGCTCTATAATTGAAATAATAATTGTTAAAGGGAGGAATATTTTATGGGAAATATGAATGTTATACCTACCAAGAGATTTATGTCTTTTAGTGCTGATGGACAAGATATAGTAAGAGCTGGTGTTGATTTATATAAACATTATTTATATTTGAATGGGAAACAACAATATGCTGAAAGTGCTACTGGAAAAACATATGAGGAAAAACAAGAAGTTTTTACTAAAAATTTAATTAAAGAATCTTTTAAAATGGCTGGTGTTAATACAGTTGGAATGTCTGACAGCGTTTTATTAAGAAATCCTAATGTAAAATGGGCTTTATTTTCTTTAGTTGGTGAGATGTTGGATGTAATTATACCAGAAACTATATTGGATGACTTTTATAAATTTGCGGAAGTAAAGAATGGTAATTGGGGTGATAGTTTTGTATTTACAGTTCCGAACCCTGATTTATTTATAGTATCTAAAATAGCTCCTGGTGTAAGAAAAGCTGAGCCACAAAGAATTTATAATGGAGTATTGAAATTAATTCCTCAACAGCGTGCAATTACTATTCAAGAAGACTTCTATAGAGTATTGGCTGGAAAAGTTAATTGGGGTGATTGGGTAGCAAGGGTTGCAAGGTCATTTGAAACACAAATTACAACTGATATATATAATGCAATATTGAATTCTTATGACAATCTTCCAACTCAATTAAAAGTTACTGGATTTACTGCCCAATCTTTCATACAATTAGTGCAAAGAGTAGAAGCATTAAATGCTGGAGCTAAAGCAGCTGCATTTGGGACAAAACTTGCTTTATCACAAATACTTCCAGCAGATCAATATTTAAGATTCGCTCTTGGGGAAGAATACAATAAATATGGTTACCTTACAAATTTTCAAGGTGTAGATTTATTTGAGATACCACAAAGAATTGTTGCGGGAACTTATGATTTTGCTATAGATAATAACACGATTTATATTATTTCTATGGGTAGCGATAAAATTGCTAAGATAGCGTTTGAAGGTGAGGCTATTATAAATGAATCTACAAATAGCCAAAATGCTGATATGACAATAGATTATACATTTATTAAATCTTATGATGTGGGTGTAATAACATCTGCAAGATATGGCATTGTGAAGTTAGCTTAATTTTATAGGGTAGGGTTTCCCCCTACCCTTATATAAATTTAAGGAGGGGTTTTATGCCGAGAAAAAAGAACGAAGTTGATGTTGACACAACAGAAGGAATTGATTATGTAAAAGAAAATGAAAAATTAAAGGAAGAAATAGAACAACTCAAAAAGATGATAGAAGAATTGCGCAAAGAAAAAGAAAATACTGTTGATATATCCAAATCTATTGTTACTGAAATACCTTTAAATAAGTTAGTGAAAGTAGTGAGCCTATTTCATGGTATTTTGAATTTAATTACTAATTCTGGTAAGGTAATTACTTTTAATCATTTTGGCGCAATTAAACCTATTACTTTTGGTGATTTAATGGAAATTTGTGATAGACAAAAAAGGCTTGCCGAAGAAGGATATTTTATGATTTTAGATAAAGATGCTGTAGAAGCGCTTTATTTAACTGAAGCTTATAAAAAAATAGTGAGTAAAGATGTTATTGAAAATATAATAAATTTACCTGAAGAACAAATTAAAGAAATATTGGAGAATACCACTGATGCTATTAAAGAGTCTATTGTTGATACTCTTATAAAGGGTATTAATAGTGGTGATGTAAAATATCTTGATAGAAATAAAATTTATTTTATTGGGCAGATTTTAGGTAAAGACCTATATAAGATGGCTCAAGACATTAAAATGTATGAAGCACGATAAGGGGGTGTAACCCTTGTCTACACCTTATTCAAATATTTACAAACGTTTTTTAGCAAAAATTGATGATTTGACATTGGCAAATCTATCTCAAGCAGATGCTGAAGCTCGAATGCATGATTATTTAATTGCAGCAATATCAGATTTTTATGTATGTAAAACTAATTTAGAGGATAGAGATGATAATTTACAACAATTTAATCAAACGCTTTTAGATATAGAAGAAGATATATTGTCGGATTTAATGATAATTGAGTGGTTATTGCCTTATATTAATTCTTTAATGGTTGTAAAGCAAAAAATGACAGGCGATTTTAAATTAACTTCTCAAGCGCAACATTTACATGAATTACAGGCATTAAAGGAATCTACTCAGCGGGATGTAGAAACCAAGATGTCCAGATACACCTATAGGTATGGTGATTTTGCATGACATATTTTGATAATTATAAGAATCGTGTGCTAAGTAGTGGTACAACTGTTGGGGAAAGAATAAAAAATGATTATCAATTGTTGTTGGATTTGATGTTTGAGGATTCCCCTAATCTTGTTGTTGTTAAACATAATGGTATAGAGAAAAAAGTGAGATTAAAGGATTACCAACCAAGACATACAATTACTGTTTTTGCTTCTATAATTAGTGATAATTATAAAGAATTATATTTTAGAGATTTGAATGATGTGATAAAAGTTGGGGATATTTTTGAATATGATAATTATCAGTGGCTTTGTGTTGATACGCAACATTCTCCTACAACAAATTCTTGTACAATTAGAAAGTGCAGTAACACTTTAAAAATAGGTGATTATAGTGTGCCTTGTTTTTTGGAAAGTTATCACAATACAGAGAATAATGATATGATTATTTTGGATACAGATAAGATTTTATGTGTTACTCAATATAATGAGAACACAAAAATAATTTCTGATAATTTACCTTACAGGATAGTATTAAATAACAAAACATGGAAAATAATTGGTTCTGATGATGGTCTTTCAAAAGCAATTGGTGGATATGGTATTTTGTTTTTGACATTACAAATAGATCAGCTTGATTCAAAAGATAATATAACTAATGGTATTGCTTATAATGAGCAGCCTATTGTTTTTAATTCATATATTATTAATGGTTCAAGTATTATTATTTTAAATCAAAAGCAAAATTATTATATTGTAGATAATGAAAGTAATATTGTTACTTCACAACAGTTTACTTGGAGTGTTAGTAATGATAATGTAAAAATTATTGATTATAATAATTTTTCTTGTATTGTTCAAGCAATCAAAGAGGGTGAAACTATTTTAACAGCAACAAATGGAAGTTTAGTGCTTACTAAGAATATTGTGGTGCAAAGTACCTTATGGTAGGTGTTTATATTGGAAACACTGGTTAGTTTAAAATTTAAGTTTATTGAAGAAAATCTTTCCAAAATGTTAAGTTTGCTTATTAATAATCAAAACTTCAAAAGATATATTGTTTATCTTGACAAGTACCCTTTAGACCCTTCTTTACCAGATGTGAATGATAATTTAATTGGCAAAAATATTCATTTAACTCCTATTAGTGAGGATATTTTAGAAGCTACATCTGTTAAGATTTTTATTAATCCTTATGAGGGAAATTTGAAAAATACTCCCATTGGTTATGACACCTATATAATAGATATAGTTGTACCAATAAGGTATTGGCTAATTACTGGGAGAGGCGAAATAAGACCATTTAGAATTGCACGTGAAATAGCTAATACACTTGACAATCAATATATAGCGGGTACTGAAAGGATTAATATTGTAAAATATCGTTTATTTAAAGTTAATGAATTATATGCTGGTTTGTCTATTTGGCTTGATGTTGCTAATGCAACTGTGAGGGGATGATATATTGTTGAATACAGATAATGTAATCCCTGACATTAAAGAATTATATATTTTAGGATTGCCTATAAAAACAAAAATTGGCAATATACATTTTGCAAAGGTAAAAGACTATTATACTGTTTTAAGTTTTTTACCTTATATTTTTTTAACTAAAGAAGATATTTATGATTTGTTTGAAGACAAAAAAACAGCTAAAGAACAATTAAAAGATGTACCATTTTTAATGATTATAAAAAATATTTCAGATTTATATTTGATATATAAAAAAATATTTCATTTCTTTTTTAGGGAAGATGTATTTGACTTAGTAGAATCTGATGAAGAGTTGAATTATTATTTAAATTTAATAAAAGAAATGAATTGTTTGCATTATGAAAAACCAAGTAAAGATCCTGAAATTGCAAAATTTGATATGTATGATAAAATTTATCGTGAAAAGAAAGGGCTTACTGTGACATTTGAGGCTATGGTTACAAGTGTTGAACTTATTTCTCATCAAAATGCTTTAGAAATGACTATTTATAAACTTAATGCTTTATTTAATAGAATTATGGCTTTTGAAAATTATCGAGCTTCACTATTATTTTCCACTGTAGCTCCAAATGTACAAATCGAAAATTGGTTTAAACATATTGATGTAAATTATAATAATAAAAATAATAAAACTTTACTTAGTGATTATGTTAAAGAATTGCAAAAAATTTTTAATTAACAAAAATCATGAAAATTAATATAGGGGGTATTTATATGAATAACTTAGTATTGAGAGATACTGCTGAGGTATATTTAAAAGATTTAAGCGATAATTCTGTGTATTTTTTAGGACTTACAAGTAAAGCTGATATTAGTCAAAAAATACAACAGGAAATATTACGTGGTGGTATTGGTAATGGTATTGTTGGTATGTTGCAGTACAACAAAGAGATAGATTTTACTGTGACTACCTTATTGCACGCTGATGATATAATTGCTATTGAGAGTGGTGCTAAACAAATTAGCGGTACTTATACTGTGCAAGCTAATGAAAAGTTGCAATTGAGTGGTGGTAAACTTACTTTGACAGGCACACCATCTGGTAGTAACGTGATAGTTATTGATAGTACTGGGAAACAAATTACAGCTACTTATGATACTGCTACAAAAACGGTAACAGTAACAGGGGGTACTGATGGAGATTATTATACGGTTATATATCCAACTTCTGTGACTGGTAGTGCCATACCTTTAGATACTTCTATGTTCCCGAAGAATTATTATGTGGAATTGCATAGTATTGCTGTAGATCCAGACACTAATACAGTTGCTGCGGATGTTTACTGGATATTTAATAAAGCGGTTCCAGATGGTTCAATGAGTGTTACTCATGAAGCTGGTAAAAATAATGGAGATACAATTAAATTTGTTGCTATGACACCTATTAATTCTACTTCTATTGGACAATATATAATAGTTCCAAGAGCATCATAGTAGGGGGTAAGGTTCCCCTACTTTTTCTTTTTTTAGAGATGGGGTGAATAAAATGCCAGATTTAAAGACTCAATTATTACAAATTCAACAAAAGATTCAAACTAAAATTGCTGATGCTATGAAAAATGAAGTGGCTGATGTGGTGAGAGAAAAAGAACAAGAAGCTGTTCGTGAAGAGGTGTTTGATAAATATCCTGACCCTGTAAAATATATCAGACGTAGTGTTGGTGGTTTAGATGACCCTCATAACATGGTATCTAATACTCAATTACGATTAGATGGTTCAGTTCTTTTAACAGTCGAGAATGTTACGATGAGTAATCCTAATTATTTACCAGATGATAAAGAGCCTTTTAAAATTGCGGGTGTAATAGAATATGGGCATGGTTGGAATGGATACGTTTATGATTATCCTCGCAAAGGAGAAGCTTATATGCGAGGTAGACCTTTTATTAAGAATACTATTGAACGTTTAAAAAGCGATTCTGAGATTGTGGAAGCTTTCAAGAAAGGTTTGCGACGTAATGGATTGAATGTGAAATAGAAAATAACCGTAAGGTTGATATAGATATTTTGTAAGAAAAGAGGTGTAAAAATGCCAGAAAGAAGTAAACGAATAGAATTATATGACGAAGAAAAACTAAAAAAAATTAATCCAGAAAATGTGAAATTATACAAAAAATATGAGATGGACATGACTATTCGTGAACTCTCCCCTGCTACTATTTATAATTATAAAACTGATTTATTTTCATGGTTTATATATATTTACGAGAATCAAGGCAATCAATCTGTGCTTGATTTAACTGAAGATGATATAGCCGAATTTATATATTATTGCAAACAAGAAGGTAATAATACACGTAGATTAAAACGTAGGATTTCATCTCTTTCGGCATTTTACAAGTTTTTACGAAGAAAAAAATTAATTAAAGAAAATCCAATGGAATTTATCGAAAGACCTCGTAAGGATATAGATATAGTTGTACAAACATTTTTAACAAAAGAACAAGTAAAATTAATGAAACAAAAACTTAAAGAATATGGGAATCTACAATTAGAAACTTATGCATTATTGAGTTTATCTACAATGGCTCGTGTAAATGCTATCTCAAATATTAAATGGGATCAAATAGATTTTGAAAATATGACTATAGATAATGTACTAGAAAAAGAAGGAAAATTAGTTACATTATATTTTGATGAAGAAGTTAGAAATTTATTGTTAAAACTTAAAGAAAGTCGTGAAGCTTTAGGAATTGATAGTGAGTATGTGTTTTTAGTTAAAAATGGTGGCAAATATACAAAAGCGACTGTAAGTACATTATATAGTTGGACTAAAAAGATTGGTGAAATGATTGGAGTTCCCACCTTACATCCTCATGATTTTAGACATTCTGGTAGTCAATTGCTTAAATTAGCTGGTATGCCTATCGAAATGATTTCCGAATTGTTAAATCATAAAGGGTTAGATGTCACCAAAAAACATTATTTAAAACAAGATAAACAACAAATTCAGCGCGAAAAGAGTAAATATAAGATCTGGTAGGAGGTTAAATTATGGGAAAAAAGTTAACATATAACGAAATTAAGAAAATTGATAAGGAAAATTATACCCCAAAAAAAATTGAAATAAATGACTATGAAATATTAATAGACGAAAAATTTAGACCCACAAAAATACATAGGATGATATTAGAATTTTTAGAAAAAATGGAATATGCACGTGAAAATAATATAAATTTAAACTTAGTTGATTACTATCCCCTTCTTTTAATAAAGTATTTTACTAATATCCCTATTCCTGATGAATTAGAAAAACAAATTGTAGTGTATGAATATCTTATTGATAATGGCTTTTTTGAAGAAATATTAAAGAGTTTTCCTAAAGAAGAAATAAAGAAAACGGTAGAGTATGTACGTAATTTTGCGGACAATTACAAACAATTAATGAATAATTCTGATTTTTTGAAAGGGTTGTTAGAGGCAGAAGGGTAGGTGTTATTGTTTAAGAAAGGCAGGTGAATAAAATGGAAGATTTGATTTTGCAGATATTAGGCAGTTTAGATATAGAAAAAACGGCAGACAATATTAATACACAATTAGAATCTTTGTCGGGAAAATTAGATAATTTAAAATTAAGTTTTGGAATAGATAAAGAGATTTTAAATGTTTTTCGTGATTTTACAAAATCAATGGAAAATATTAAAGCAATGATTGAAGAATTAAATAAAGTTACTAAAACTGAAATTGAAATAACAAAACAACAAGATGGTACTATTCAAACAATACAAAAGGATTATTTAAAAAGTGGAGAAATTATCGAAAGAACTACTACTCAAATTAATAAACAAACTGAAGCAAACGAACAAAACACTGCTTCTATAAATCAACAAAATAAAGCTTTAGAGGCTAATATTCAATTAACTGAAACTTTATCTAAGATAAAAGAGCGTTATACTAATTCAAAACTAACAGATACGACTTATACATATCAGCAAGGTATTATCACCCGAAATATCACTAAGCCTTCTGACAATAATCAAATACTAGAAACTACTATTGTTGATTTGCAAAAATTACAAAAAGAATTAACGAAAGTTGGTGAAATTAGCTCTTCTGTTCCCAATAAGGAATCAGAGACATATCAAACATTATTAAAAACTTATCAAGACTTAAATATTCAGCTTGAAAAATATATAACCCAACAAAATATTTTATCTAAAGAAGAGCTTACTTCATTCTATGGTAATATTGCAAAACTTAAAGCAGATTTTGAGGGGTTGATAACCCAAGAGGAAGAAACGGCACGTCTTATGTCTTATGGTACAAAAATGAATATTCCTTATATGGGATTAGATGATAATGCTATAAAGCGATATGCGCAATCTATATATGGTGTAGAAACTGAAATACGTAATTTGTCCAAAATTATGGAAGATGGAGATTCTCGTATAAGAACTTTTGTTGCCCGCATAAAAGAAGCCGATGGTACTTTTAGAGAAATGAAGGTTACTGTTGATGAAGCTACTCAGTCTTTATATCACGGCATAGAACAAACAGGTAATCTTGCAGGTAAAGATATTGGTTTAATAGGTGCTTTAAAGGTGGCATTTGAGAGATTCCCTGTTTGGTTGGTTGCCTCAACAGCAGTAATGGGGGCTGTACATCAGATACGAGATGCAGTTGCGGAAGTTCAAGAGCTCAATAAGGCGCAAACAAACATTCAAATGATTACGGGAGCTACAGCTCAACAGACACAAGAATGGACAAAACAATTAAGTAATTTATCTACACAACTTCACGATACAACTCTTAATGTAATGCAAGCCTCAGAAGAGTTCTTGAGGGCTGGTCGTGGTATAGAAGAAACCCAAAAACTCATTGAGGCAAGTACAGTAATGAGCAAAATATCTGGGCAAACACAAGAAGAAACAGCTCAGCAATTGATTGCGATACAAAATGCTTATAAGATGAGCGCTCAACAGATGATGGACGTTGTAGATAAGTTAACAACTGTTGATAATGCTACTTCGACATCAACAAAAGAATTAGGTATAGCATTAGAGCATACTGCTGCTACTGCACAGCAAGCAGGGGTTAGTTTCGATAAATTAGTGTCATATATTGCTACTGTTAGTAGTGTGACTAGGAGAAGTGCGTCAACTATAGGTGACTCCATGCGTTCTATTTTTGCACGTATAGAAAGCATTCGAGAAGGCAAACAGTTTGATCCAGAGGGGAATCCATTAAACAACGTTGAGAAAGCATTAAATAGAGTTGGAATAGCTTTAAGAGATACATCTAATTCTTTTAGGAATATTAGCGATGTGTTTGATGAATTAGCTGCTAAATGGAATAAATTAAATGATGTAGAAAAAAATGAAATAGCTACCGCTATAGCAGGCGTATATCAGCGTGAAAATTTTTTAACATTAATGCAACATTATAATGAAGCATTGGATTTGCAAGCTAAAATGACTGATTCTGCTGGGTCTGCTTTAAAGAGATATGATGCTTATACACAATCTATAGAAGCGCATCTTAATGACTTGACTAATGCTGGGCAACGTCTATGGATGGATGCTTTGAATAGTGAAACCATAAATAATTTTATAAGTATTTTAACTGGATTGGTTAATCTTTTAGATGCAGCAGTAAAAGAATTTGGTTTATTGCCACCTGCAATATCAGCTACTTCTGTTGCGTTTTTTGCTTTTAATAAAGAGTTAAGGGATACTATAAGTACAAGTGTTGTGAATTTCTTTGTAAATTTGAAGAATTCTTTAAGTGGTGTGACAGTAGCAGCAGAAGAAGCAACAGCTGCAATAGAAACTACCAATGCAGTAGCAAAAGGTTTATCTGTTGGTAGTATTTTAGCTACACTTGGTGGAGGTATAGTTGCTGGTATAGCAGGTTTTGCAATTGGGGAATTAATACAATATATAATAAATTCGATAGAAAGAGCAAAACAAGAAGAAGAAGCCTTCAAAAAACAAAATGACGAAATGGTGCAAGCTTATAGAAATAACGCAAATACAATTGATATTCTTATCGCAAAATATGAAGAATTAAGTAAAAAAGCAACATTGAACAATGATGAACAAAAACAATTAATTGTTGTTCAAAATGAATTAAATAAATTAATGCCAAATTTGGCGGAAAAAATTGACGAGCAAGGAAATGCCCATCTTAAAAATACTGATGCAGTAAAGAGAGAATTAGAATATACTAAGCAGTTGCTTGAACTTCAAAATAAAGAAAAAATAGCGACTTTCGAGAAAGATTTGTCGGATCAATTTAACCAAATAGAAAAAATACAAAGTAGAATTGCGCAACTTCGTAATTCTATTAATGGTTATAATAGTTTGCCTGATACAGTTAAAAACGAACCAATGTATTTTGAGGCTTACATAAAAGACGAAAGAGAATTATTAGAGCAACAGCAAAAATTAGTTGAGGCAGAAAATAAAGTTATTGATACTGTGCGTAATGCTACAAATATTTATATCCAACTAAAAGATGCTAATAACTTATTAACTGATAGTGATAAAAAATATATTAATAGTTTAATTGAACAAAATAAAAATGTAATCAAAAATACAGAAACGGGCAAACAATTTTATGATAATTTAACAAAACAGATAGACGGTATTATCGCTGTAAGAGATGCTTTATCTAAAATGTCTGATGAAGCTAATAATAATACTGCAATTATTAAAAAGGCAACTGATATATTGCGTCAACATGGTATGAACGCAGATGCGGTAAGTCAATATATAGCGATATTAACTGATACAGTGGGTCAATTAACGGATAGCGCTAATAATGAATTGCAAAATATTGCTTTGTTAACTGACGCAATTAATAAATTAAGGAATGGATACTCTTTAACACAAGAAGATATTGCTAAATTGGTTGTTAAATATCCTGATTTAATTGATAAGTATACTGAAGAAAATGGAGTTATAAAAATTGATATTCAGGCATTAGAAGACAAAAGAAAAGCAGAAATATCGGCTTTTAATACTACAATTCAAGCATTAGAAAAACAAATCGAAGCCCGAAAACAATACTTAGCAGCTGCTTTGCCTTTATACGAAAAAGAAATAATGGCTATAAAAGATGTAGCAAGTGCGCAACAGATAGCTAATAATATCAAAAATGCTGCCATACTTGATATGGCACGTAAGAGTGGCTCAATGTATTTGGGCGGTAAATTAGGCGATATTTATGGTTCGTTTAGTGATTCTTTTGTGCAAATTGGGCAAGCTTTAGAGGATTTGAATAATTTAAAAGGTTCATTAAATTCAGTAGGATCGGGATTAAAGGACATTACTAAAAATTTGAATGATGGTTATATACCTGCTGCTGAGAAGGCTTCAAAAGCTACAAAATCGGCAGCCGATAATATGGAATCTGTGCAAGCTTATGTAATTGACGAATTTTCTCATAAACTTGCACAATTAGATTTACAATTAGAGCAATCTAAGGTAAGATTAGAAAGTTATGATAAAACATCGCAAGAATACAGAAATGAACTCCAGGCTCAAAATGTTTTATTGGAGCAGAAAAAGGTTTTGATTCGAGACGAAATTAATAGTTTGACTTCAGTTAATAATGCTTTATTAAGTCAAATTAATGTTTTAAAACAACATAATAAATTAACTACTGAACAACAAAAACAATTGAATGATTTGCTAAAAGAATATGATGATAATTTGAAGAAAATTGAAGAATACAATAAAAGTATTATTGATTTAGATAGTAATATTCAAAGAAACACCAAAGATATTTATCAGACTTGGCTTGACAATGCTACAAATATTGCCAATCAAGTTGTAGAAGCATATAAAGCAGCTTTACAAAAAGAAAGAGATTTAACTCTTCGAGCGAAAGATGATGAATTAAAAGCAGAAGAAGAACGTCATAAAGCAGTGATGGATTCATTAGATAAAGAGCTAAAGCAATACGAAGATATTATTAATGCTAAATTAAAATTAATAGATATGGAATCAAATGAAAGAGATTATAATAGTCAACTTTCTGATTTAGAACAACAACGTGCTGATATACAAAAACAAATAAATGTTTTGTCGTTGGATGATTCGGTAGAAGCTCAAGCTAAATTAGCAGATTTAAAACAAAAGGAAGCAGATATAGAGAAAAAAATTGATGACTTAAAATATAAACATACACAAGATTTGCGTAAGCAAAATTTACAAAATGAGTTAGATTCTTATAAACAACAAATAGATGCAAAAAAACAAGCAGAAAATGATATGTATCAAGCAAATAAAGATAGAATTGATAGAGAAAAACAATTAATTGAGGCACATTATGAAGATTTACTAAATGATACACAAAAATTTGAGAGTATGAGACAACAAATTATTGCTGGTAATATTCAACAAATTTCAGAAATATTAAAAAATTATTTAGATACATTTAATAAATTAATGCATGATAGCATTCAACAAAATGGTGAGGATTTATTAGGATTATTAGGTTTAATACAGCAAATACAAGCTGCCCAAACAGGATTAGGCTCTTTAGGTATTCCGCCAACGAGCACATTCCATACAGGAGGTACAACATACCCTTCTGGAACTCAATCGCAACAACCACAAACGCCTTTAGCGGTTATTTCCCCTTCGCAATATAAAATAGATAGCACAGGAAGTGCTATTATGCCATCACGTGCTTTAGCGAGTATTTTAGGAAAAAGTGCGAGTTGGGATGCAGAAAGTGGCATGGTAATTATAGGAGATAAAAAATTTATACCATCACTTATTGATACTAATGGCACTTCTTATTTGCCTATTCGTGTGGTTGCTGCTGCATTTGGGCATAGAGTAGAATATGATAAATTAACTGGCAAAATTAGCATATTTGACACAGGAGGATATACTGGAAAATTTGACGGTGGTAGATTAGCAATATTACACGAAAAAGAACTTGTTTTAAACAAAGAAGATACTTTTAATATATTAAAAGTTGTAGATATAACAAGGAATATGATTAAATCACTTGAAACTTTAAAATTACCTCCTTTGTCTTTGGTTGGTACTGGGAATGTTTTTAATATAGATATACATATTGATAAAGTTGAAGGCAATGAGAATGGAGCAAATGTATTACTTCATGAATTTGTAAATGGGTTAAGAAAAAAGGGGGTCAGATTAGCTTGACTTCCCTTCTTTTCTTTTTAAAAGGTGGTGAGTAAAATGATAAAATCAAGTGTTAATTTTTATTATGCTGGCAAACGTTCTATTGATTATGGTATTTATAATGTTGCTATTGATACTAGACCATTTCAAGAACCTTTCATTGCGAAACGTTCAATAAAAGAAATTACCACGAGATTTAATTATAAGCCTTATTTTCAAAATGTTGTTTGCGAGCCCCTCTCATTTGATTTAAGCTTTGCAATATTAGACTCATGGGATGATATAAAGATACGTGAAATTGCTAGATGGCTTTCTCCTGATTATTATCAGCCTTTGTATTTTGAGGAAGACATAAATAAAATATACTACTGTATGCCAATTGATACAATTGATATAATTCATAATGGTTTGAAGCAGGGTTATATTACTTTAACTTTTAGATGTGATGCTCCCTGGGCTTACAGTCAATTTTATGTTACACCAGTATATGATTATAGTAACAATACCACTGGAGTGGTATTATCTATAGATAATGCTGGCGATTTGCCATTGTATCCTGAGATTTGGATTACTAAAGTTGGTAATGGTGATGTAGGTATTATCAATCAGACAAATGGTGGTATAGAGTTTAAGTTTACTGGCTTAGTGGACGGAGAAATTGTGTATGTAGATAATGAAAATGAGTATATTGAGACTTCTTTATCTAACACTTATAGGTATGCAAATTTTAACAATAACTATTTAGAACTTGTAGTTGGTACTAATGATTTGTTTATTACTGGAGCTTGCAAATTGCAATTTAGATATAGATTTAAGAGGTTGTAAAGGTGGTGAAAAAATGGAGCTTGGTACTATAGATTACAATAAAAAACCACAGAGACCACAATTGTTTCTATGTAAACCTGATAGAACAATTATTGCAAAATTAAAAGAGGCATATAATATAGAGCAAAAACTGAAACTTGGAAATATAAATGAATTAATATTTAATTTACCTATTTCTGTGGATATACATGGAAAATTGGTGAATAATCCTCATATTGATATGATTAAAGGCAGATATTTGATTAAATTGGTTAATGGAAATTTTGTTGAATGGTATATAATAACTAAAATAAGTGATATTTCAGATAATAATGGTGATACCAAAGTAGTTGAATGTTTTAGTTTACCATATGAGCTTAAAGATAAAAATGTGCGTTTATATAGTGCTACAAGCTATAATGCTACTCAAGTGCTTACTGATATACTTAAAAATACGATATGGACAACTGGATATATTGATGCGGATTTTGATTTGAAATATAGAAGCTTTGATGTTTCTAAGACAACTGTATTGGATTTTATATTCCAAGTAGCAGAAACATTTGGAGCGTTAATTATTTGGGATACCGAGAATAGAACTGTTAATTTTTATAAACCTGAGAATATTGGAGTTAATAGAGGATTAACAATTTCATACAAAAAGTATTTAAAGAGTATTAATAAAGAAGAGGACTATGAAAATGTAGTTACCAGATTAAAAGTATTTGGTAAGGATGGTTTAAGTATACAGAGAGTTAACCCAACTGGGACTGATTATATTGAAGATTTTTCTTATTTTATGTATCCATTTCAAAGAGATGAAAACAAAAATGTATTACAACATTCTGATTATATGAGTGATGGTTTATGTAATGCATTGCTGGATTACCAAGAATTAGTTGAGTCAAAAAAAGGTGTGTTTGCTAATTTATTGGATCAATTAAACACTCTAAATCAAACATTAACTAATGACCAAAATCAGTATGATAATGTTAATATGCAACTACAAGTTGTTTTAGATCAATTAGATGTAGCACAAACTACAGGACAGCCCACAACTAATTTAATAACACAAAGAGATAATTTAATAAGTCAATTAAATAATTTGCAGGCAAGAATTAATCAAGATGAACTTAATATACAAAATATTCAAAATCAAATAAATGATTTGCGAAATACATTGAAACTAGAAAATAATTTTACAGCAGATCAAATAAAAGAATTGAACCAGTTTGTAATTGAACGTGAATGGGAAGATCAGAATTATATAGACGACCAACAATTATATAATGATGCTATAAAAATTTTTGAAAAAATGAAAATTCCTCCTTTGACAATTAAAATTGATATAGTTAATTTGCTTGATATAATAGAAGAACAAAGGAATTGGGATAAACTTGTATTAGGGGATTATATAAATATTAAGTATGAACGATTAAATATTAACGTACAATCCCAAATAATAGAAATGGATTTTAATTATGAGGATGGAAATATCAATATCACAATATCTAATACTACAAATATAAATGATAATTTAAATCAGTATTTAAATATGCTTTATAAGAGTGTTAGTTCTTCTTCTGTTGTTGATATGAACAAGTATAAATGGAATAATACAGTAGCGACAGTGGATGATGTAACACAAATTTTAAATAACGTATGGGATACAGCAAAGAGGGCAATTGAGAGTGGTGTAAATAACAGCGTAACAATAGATAGACGAGGGATTACAATAAAAGACCCTTCAGACCCAAACAGATTTATTAGAATGACAAATGGGGTAATAGGATTTACAAATGATGGAGGAAATACATTTAAAACTGTATTAGATGCAAGTGGTGTTTATGCTGAAAGATTAATTGGAAAGATATTGCTGGGCAATAATTTAATTATATCGGACGACACAGGCACATTTAATATAACAGGTAATTTGCTTACAGTTAAAGATAATACTGGTTTAGCAAGGGTACAATTAGGAGAATATGATACGACTAATCAAAAATATGGATTAAAGATAGTAAACAAAACAGGTACAGCAGTTATATTAGATCAAGATGGTATATTGCAGACGTGGCAAGAAGGTAGAACTGACAACGTGGATGCGAATAATCCTCTTGTATTGAATATATATATTCCTCCTGAAACGATAAGTATAAGAAAGGCAATATTGAGGTTTAAATTATTAGCATTTAGGGCTTATGAAAAAGGAGCAGCTGCATATGGTGGATGGAGTATTACAAGTGGTCCAAGTAGTGTAACTACTGCTGGAACGGATTATACAATTGATACTACTCCTATCGGAGAAACAGCAAGCTGTGAGGTATTATACACAGAGCCAGCTGGAAGCCATAACCATTCATATACATTTGGTGGGCATAATCATGGTGTAACTATCAATGGTACTACTTATGCTACAGATTATGCACAGAAAGGGGCGACAATAACAGTAACATCCGCAGGGGATCATACACATTCTATAATGCCTCATTATCATGGGCTTTTCCCGCATTCACATAATATTGACCATACTCATCAAGTTTCAATTGGTAGTCATTCTCATGATATAATTTATGGCATTTATACGAGTACCACGGCAGCAAATGTAACAATAAAAATAAATGGTACTGATAGAACGATTGATTTGGGTGGCAAGTTTAATTCAGACCAATCGAATATAAATATTGCCTCCTATTTAGCTATAGGGCAATGGAATACAATAGAGTTAGGCAGTAGTCAATTAGGTCGAATTGATGCCTCAATATTTATTCAAGCATTTATAGGGGTTTAATTTATTATCCAATTTATTTTAACACCTAATATTTGTAATATTACACCTGTTAATTGTGCATTATTATTGTCTAAGATTGATTGAAATCCAACAAGTAAAAAATTTTTCTTTTCTTTGGGGTAAAAATAATAATTATCATCATTATTATATTGTATTGAATAATTTCGTTCTTCAAATAATGCTTTTTGTTTTTCGTCTTTAATATTTGCTTGGAAATATACTGCCCCTGTAATTTTTTGTAATTGATTAGTGGTATTTTCTATTGTTCCACTAATGGTAAATACTTTACCTCCAAATCGAGGATGAGTTTGATTGTATTTTATATCATTATTTAGGGTTATTTTTATACCATTTAAATCATAAGTATCGCCAAGTTTTAATGTTATTATATTTTCTTTGTTGTTATTTGTATTTGCATTACTATTTTTTATATTGTTGTTTTGTGTGCCTACTTTTATTATTTTCCCATCAAAATTCAATGGTACACCCAATATATCACTTGCTGCTCTTAATGGTATATAGGTTGAACCATTGTAGTTTAAAATTGGTAAATCCAATTTAATTTCTTTTCCATTGACGTACATTGAATATGGTGATTCGTAGGCGATATATTGTTTAACTGTTGTGGCAAAAGATGGAATTACATTAAAAAAGATTGCTCCAATAATTATACCTATAAGCAATTGTTTATATTTTCTCAAGATTAATCATCTCCCTTTTTGTATTTTGCTTATATTATTAACCTAATTTTAACATATTATGCGAAATAAATCAATAAAATTCTTCTTTTATTTTTTGTCCGTTTATTGCGGACAATTTTTAATATAGGTGGTGAAAATATGCAATATTTACAATATAATGACCCTCTAATGATTATATGGCGCAAAGGTACTATAGATGATCCATATGTAGATAAAATAGACACTCAAAAAATAATTAATGGGCAAATTGTATTATCAGAAATTCCCGATGAATTTAGTCATGTTAAAATAGATGGATATACTGAAGTTTATGATACTGCTCCTGCATCCAACCAATTTGTTGTGGATTATCAAACTGGAATTATAACTTTTAATCCTTCTGAAGAAGGTAAAACTGTAACAGCTACCTATAAAGGCAGGGGTATAATCATGTACCCTGCCGAAAGAATATATGTTCATTCTGATGATCCAAATATGGTACAAAATATTCAAGAAATGATTGATAATGGGCAACAAGCAATACAAGCTTATACTGATATAGGTAACGCAATAAATACCGCTAATACTGTAAAAACCCAATTAGAAAATGATATAAGCACTGCAAATACACTGCATACAAATTTAACAAATGATATAAATACAGGGAATACATTACACGCTAATTTGACTAACGATATAAACACAGGTAATTCACTCCATACTACTTTAACAAACGATATTAATACAGGAAATACACTACATACTACTCTTACCAATGATATAAATTCTGGTAATTCTTTGCATACTACTTTAACTAATGATATAAATACAGGCAATACATTGCATACTACTTTAACTAATGATATAAGCACAGGGAATTCATTGCATACCACCCTTACTAATGATATAAACACAGGCAATGTATTGCACACTACTTTAGAAACAGATATGAATAATGCCAATACAGCAAAAACAAATTTAGAAAATGTAATTACTGTTGCAAATAGCACAATAAACACACTTAACTCAAAAATATTGAATTTGCCTCCTCCAACTACTTCAACAATAACTAAAGATAGCCAGGGAAGAGTAATTAATGTTACAGAAATTCGTACGGATTTGAATATTACTGTAAACACAATAGATTATAGCAATTTCAATGCAAATAATATGCCCCAACAAATAGATGAAAAAGAATATGATGAATTTACAAAAGGAATTTATTTTTTGAGGCACACAATAACATATGATACTGATAATATTACCCTTTTATCAGACAATACTCAACTTATACCCTATGATAGCTCATCTTTTAGTATTACAAGAAATGGGCTTGCTATCAATCCTCTTTCTGTTTTGAACAGTACATCATTAAATACTTTTAATAGCAATACAATTGTTAGTTTTTCTTATAGCACACAAAATAGATTAGTTAATGATATTTCTTTAATAGAAATTCATGGCAGTAATATTTATAAAACTTATAAAACTGGTACAGTTACAACTGTACCCAATTAAGAGGTGAAATAAATGTCGAGTGCTTTAGATTTATTAAAAAAAGTTGGATACACAATTGTTAATTGGAATAATATAATAGGCAAACCTTCTACTTTTACACCATCGGCTCACAAGAGTACCCATGCTACTGGCGGGGCTGATGCACTTACACCTGTGGATATTGGTGCAGTAGCAAATTTAGGTTCAACTCCATCTATTCAATCTGGCAATGATGCTAATAAACCGACCGCTGGTACTGCTGGTAGATTATATGTTGCTACTGATACTGGTACAATTTATAGAGATGATGGAAAAAATTGGATAACTGTAGGTACTGCAAATTTTAGTAAATTGACAAATGTACCTAATTTAGTTACTTCAATAACAGCAGGAACAGGTATAAGTGTTACTAATCCGACATCACCAGGTGCTGCAACTGTTAGTGTTAGTAATGTTCCTAATTCTGCATTAGCTGGACCTTTAGTGTCTTCTATCACAGCAGGAACAGGTATAAGTGTTACTAATCCGACTGGCATAGGCTCGGCAACTGTTTCAATCCCTAATGGGGGTGTAACGGCTTCTATGTTAGCCAGTGGTGCAGCGGTTACAAACATAGGTTATACTCCTGTCAACAAAGCAGGAGATACGATGACGGGAACACTCACAATTGACAATCTCGCTGGTAAAACATCTGCCAATACAGTCACAATCAACGGCAACACCGTCTGGCACGCAGGAAATACAGCTATACATGGAACAGCGACGGTATATCACAATAGTAGTACAACCATTACATTAGGGTTTCGACCATCTTTTGTTATGATTATGAGAAGCAACAATAGCCCTTGCTATTTGATTAATGGAAATATTTATAATACTAACTTATACTATTCTATTGGTGCTGTAACTTCGACTGGGTTTATAATAAACAATCTTTCATCGTCAGTTGATTATAATGATATTACGTATATAGCATTTGCTTAATAGGGGGTGTGAAAAATGTTTTGTATTGTTGATAAAAACACAAATAAAGTAATAAGAATTGGTTATACTTGTTCAGCTTTCCCCAATAGCGAACAAATAAATGAAGATGACGAAATTCCAACGGGATACACAAAAGATAACGTATTATTTTTTACATGGAACGACAATGACCCTAAGACACAGCAATTATTTCAACCGTATAAAGATTTTACAGCACAAATTGATGCAAATGGTAATCTTACGGGATTCACTGAAACAGATTTACCAGTGCCAGCGCCACAACCGACAAATGAAGAAATACTAAATCAGACAATTGCTCAACTTACACTTGACAATGCCGACTTAAAAACGCAATTACAGACACTTGCACAAACTTTAGCACAAATGCAATTAGGAGGTGTATAATATGTCAACTTACTTTAATTTTTGGCAAATGTGCTATAAAAATGGTTGGGTAACGATAGACCAAGTAAAACAGGCGGTAGCAAAAGGACTTTTGACAACAGACGAATTCCAGCAGATTACAGGACAGACGTACACGACATAAAAGATGGATTTTATTTATTTTTTGTTTGACGTATAAAAAAAGACAATTATAAAAGACAGGTTATTTAAACCTGTCTTTTACTTTAAAGGAGTGGTAATATGCCAATATTTGTTGGAGGCGATACACAATCTTTTTATTATGATATGCAGTTTAAAGTTGCTAATTCGGTAGCAGAAAATACTAATAAGATTTATTATCAAGATGTTGGTTTAAGTAGTCTACCTAACCCTTCGACTGGGTGGACTGAAATAACAACTCAGTCTGATATAGATAAGTTGAAATCGCAAGATAATAATATATTAACTTATTCAACTACAACATCGGGTAAAACAAGAGCAATTATGATGGCGATAGATTTAACTACAGTTTGTAATACATTATATGGTAGTAGTAATAGTGCCCTAATAGCTGCTTTAAAGGCAATACAAGTAGACGTTTGGGCTTCTGGTAGTGGATCAAGTAATGGAGCTACTGCAAATGGAGTATCTGTATATGTATGGGATACTTCATCAAGTACATGGGTAACAAATAATTATGTTAATACTCAAAGTACAATTCAACAAATATCAGCTACTCTATCAAATATTACTACTAAGGTAGACTCTACTAATAAAATCTATGTTTTAGTAGTTTCTCAATATCCTTCAGATGGTACAATAGCAAGTACATTAAATCTCGATTATATAAGAGTTAGAGTAGATTTAGTAAGGAGTGTTGATATAGTTAGTCCTATTCCCATATATACCTCTAATATATGGACAATACTAATTAGAGGTTTTAGCCCAAGATGGGATAATACTACAACTAAAGATGGTAGAAGAATATTTAAGTTGACTAATGGTACTTATTATATAGAATTTTATTATGATGCTGTTAATGATAGATTTGTTTTAGATAGAAAAAATACAGATGGAACTAATTCTACCTTATATTCAAACTCTAATGAAGTATTTACCAATTGGCAAATAATTAATTTTTTGATAGAACAAACTCCGACAGGTTTACGTTTTAGGCTATTAAAAAATAATGCTACAGTAGAAATATATACTTTGAATGATAATAAACCTCTGAGTGGTAATATGAATTTGTATTTATTATCATCTGATACTCAAGGATATGAAGCAGATGCCTTTATAGATAGTTTTGTATTTATACCCAATCAAAACTATGATGATGATACTGTTGCTGAAGATATATTACGTGGTAATGTTACAGGGTTAGCTTTGGGGTTTGATTTTGCCGAATTAATACAAAGCAATGATTTTAGTGACGCCACAAAATGGACATTAAGTGGAAGTGCAAGCATATCAAATAAGACATTGACATTACCTAACGTACAAGATACAGCACAACAAGATATAAATGTGTTACCCAATAATAAATATCACATTGATTTAAAAACACAAACAAAGCAAGGTGTAGCAGAAATTAAAGAGTATTACAACAATTTATATATACGCTCTACTTTATTAGGAGCAGGATTAAATGATTTTATTACTACCCCTAATACCAATAAAATAAGAGTTTTATTGAAGAATCAATTGCAAGGATTTACCAGAAATTCTTTTGCTTATCTATCTGATGGTACACAAGTTGCTGCAAACATACCTCGACTGGAGACTGGACAATTTGGACAGGCAATAATGATAGAGGAAGGAACGACGAATACAATCAGAGTATATGGAAATGCAAATCCACAATTTACAGATTTGACTGGTTGGTCTTATGATTCTTTAAAAGGTAAGGCTTCTATAATTAGTTCGTCAGAGGCAATTTATGGAGGTAGTGTACTTTTATACCAAGATACAGATGGTAATACTTCAACCAATACATGGGACGGCGTTACGGTTTCTAATGGTAACCCTACAGGTAATATATCTCCCGGTGGTACTATTACAATGACCATGAGATATAAAACATCTAATGTTAAAACTGGGTTTGTTGCTGTTTGGATACATTGGTACGGATATGACTCTAATAATAATTTAGTATACGATGTGGTAGCTGACTGGGTTATTGGCGCAAGTAATGATGTATGGGTTACTAAAACTACAACAATGACTACACCAAGTTCGAGTAGTTATCCAAATGCAACATATTGGAGATGGTCAAGTTTTAAAATAGGATTTAACTTAACTAATTTAGGGGCGCAAATTTATGTAGATTATGTTCAAATTGAAGCCAAGCCCTATGCCACCAGCTTTATTGACGGTGCAAGGGCAGCGGAAACACTAACTATACCCACACCAGGTGTGCTGAATCCGCAGGAATATACTGTTGAAATGTGGATTCGCCCAAGTAGAGCAAGAGGTGCCTATTTAAACTACGAGCATGTCATAGAGTTTTATGGAACAAGTGGTTTTAGTGGAGTATGGTTAAATAATCCATCTAATAGTGACGGAATAGCATTTGTTAAGAATAATAAGGTCAAAGTTGTAGCTAATGCTTATTGGAATCCTGATGACTGGATTTTTGTTGCTGTTTCCCAGAGAAACAGTGGTATGCACCTTTGGGTTGGTGTTGCAGGGACTCAGTTGATACACGTTTCTAATACCGATACGACTCCATTTAATGCCGAAGTTACTAAGATACTCTTGGGAAGTAACATAAATGGAACTCAATCACTTAATGGTCTTATCGACAACCTCCGCATCTCCAATCGTGCTCGTACAGATGAGGAAATACTGGCAGCGTACCAGAGCGGACAGCCGTTGCCTGTAGATAGTAACACAACTTTAAAATTAGATTTTGATGAATTAGGCAATGCTATTTTTAACAATGTGTCTCTTAAATTAAAAATGTAAATAAAATGCTTGTTTTATGAATTAAGAGAATAGGCTTTATAGTCCTATTCTCTTTTCTTTATATATACTTATTGGAAGGAGGATTTTATATGAATTACACTTATAAAGTTATCAAAAATGTAACAAATGTTTATAATTCTCAAGATTTACAAGTTGTAGGTTATGTTGAAGTATATTTTGATGAGGTTACTGGCACAGATAGTCAGGGTAATCCTATTACTGTACAAAAATATCTTACAGAAATTCCATTTAGTGAAATAGGTATGAGTGGATTATTATTTTCAGAAGTGCCACACGATACAATAGATAATTTTGACAAGTATATAGATGATATGGCTATATCTAAAATGTCAGATCCTAATATTCAATTAAAACTCGACCAAGTCTATGCTGCTTATAAATTAGGATTGTATATCCCAACAAAATAATATAACACAGATAGTAAAATGGGTTGTTGTCTGTTTTTTATTTTCGGCGGGAAGGGGTAATAGCATGAGTGAAGAATTTTTTTCGAATAGAGAACTGTATGAAATGATTGAAGAACTAAAAAAAGAGATAAAAGATTTAACAATAGAAATGAAAGAAACAAAAACACTAATAAAAAATTATAATGGTTTGCGAGAAAGTACAGCAAAAACAGAGGAAAAAGTTACAATAACCGAAAATAGGTTAACAAAAATAGAAACAACATTGGTTGTGTTGAAATGGATTATTGGTATTAGTGTTTCATTATTAGCTGTAATTTTAAAATATATAATAGGGTGATTTATAATGAAAAAATTTTTCAATAATCCTTATGAGTTTTCATTTAAAGATGTGCTTGCTATTGCTTTTTCAACTGCGTTTTTAATTATAACCTTCCAATCTACGAAGTCTAAAGATGCTTTAGAGGTGCTAAAAACATTAATACCTCTTTTAAGTATTATTCTTGGTGGCTATTTTGGACAAGAAATGGTATCTGCTTACTTTTTGTCAAAAAATCCATATCCTCCTAATTATTTTGGGGGATATTATAGCAATTATTACGGAGGATATTCAATCCCCTATTCTCCCCTACCCTCCTCTCAATCACAATTAACAGAAGAAGAAATACAACAATCTCAAACAGGTGGACAACCACCAATCTAATACTTACTATCATCTAATACTTGTTACAAGAAGGGGTGCCTTATGAATAATGAAGTAGCACGTCATTTAACCGAATTTGTAATTTATCCTGAACATACTAAAAGAGAAGAAAGTGAGGAATTTAAAAAAAATAAAGAAAGATTAAAAGAAGATGGACATTATAAATGTTGGATATGTGGTAGTACTGAAAATTTGCAGGTTCATCATTTTGGTTGTGAATGGGCATTAGCTAAAGACTGTGATTTTGAAAAACTAAAAGAATTTTGCGAAGAGTTTGATCCTTATGGCTATGGAAGATTATTAAAAAATAAGCCTATAACAAGCGTTGATGATATAAGAAATTTGCTTGTATTATGCGAGAAACACCATATTGAAAAACTGTATGGTATTCATGAAATAACTTTTCCGATATGGATAATACAAAAATTGGCCAAAAAAGGAATAGAACCTATTCCTGAAAATAAATAGGGGTGATACACGATGGGAGTTAATATTATAGAGACAAATTTACAATTTAAACAGCCTTTAAAAAAACGTGAACAAACTGATTATTTAGTGTTACATCACGCAGAGGCAAGCAATGCTTCTGTTGAAGACATTCATAGATGGCATCTTGAAAATGGCTGGGCTGGTATAGGATACCATTATTACGTTAGAAAAGATGGTTCAATTTATCGAGGTAGACCTCGAGACACGATAGGTGCACACGTGCAAGGACATAACTACGATTCATTGGGTATATGTGCTGAAGGAGATTATATGAAAGAAATCATGCCAGAAGCTCAAAAACAGTCTATAATCGAATTGCTTAAAGAACTAGTACAAATATACCCTAACGCAAAAATAGTAGGACATAGAGACCTTATGGCAACGTCATGCCCAGGGATAAATTATCCTTTTCGAGAAATAGTGCAAAAAGTTTATCAAAAGGAGGTGATTCCTATGGTAGGACCATTCCAAGATGTACCAGAAAACCATTGGGCAGCACAAGCAATTTTAGATCTATATAATAGAGGACTTTTAGCTAAAAATAACACATTTAGACCTGATCAACCTATTACAAGAGCAGAAGTGGTGGCTTTATTAGATAGAGTGTTGAAATATTTAGGAAAATAAAAGGAGGTTAATGTCTTATGAAAGATTTAATAATAACAATTTTGACAGCAGGTATACAACTAATTATTTTAATTGGATTAGGATATGCAATTGATTACTTAAAAACAAAAATTTCAGCTGAAAGATTAAAGAAATATTATGACTTAATTACAAAATTTGTTCATGCTGTTGAGCAAACTTTAGGTCCTAATACAGGGGCACAAAAGAAAGCAGAAGTTGTTTCATTAATACAAAAGGAAATAGGTAATAAGCTTACAGCTGAAGAAATTGACAAATTAATAGAGGCAGCAGTTTTTGAAATGAATTTAGTGTTAAAAGAAAAAGGGTTGAAGTAATAATAAACCCCTATCAACCTATTATACAATTTAAGTTGATAGGGGTTTTATTGCTTTAATAATCGTCATCTTCTACCTCTTCTTTGTATTTTTCTTCATTTAAAATATAGGCTCTTTGTCAATAGTTGGGGTGGGTATTTTTTCTGAATGCCCACCTATAAATTTTCTTACGTTATATGATAATATTTGTAATTATTGGTTGCAATAAAAGATATAGCTAGAAATGTGAGCAGGTATTTACCTATGCTTTTTTGTCGAAGCTCTATAATATCCTTAAATATTCTCGTTGCTAAAAACACTGTTATATCAAGCATTGCAATATAATATCCTTTTCCTGAATCGGTAAAAATTTCTATAGCCGTATGCAAGTCTTTTTAGTACTTTAATTTTATTGTTATAGCCTTCTGTTACAGAATTGGTGTAAGGTATATCAAAGGCATTTGTTATTTCTTCAAACCAACGGTTAAATACCTGTATGCATCTTTTAAATTCATCAATTTTGCTTTCTTTAGTTAACTGCATCCATCTTTTTAGTTCTATTTTTGCTTCCTTTGAATTTTTGCATTTTAACACTCTATTACTAAATTCTTCTTTTAAAAAGTGTGCCATTCTTAAGTCGGCACTGTACCAAAACATTATTTCCAGCTTTTCTTTTTGTTCGGGCGTTAAGGTATCATATTTTGCAAGAAGCAGCTTACGACTTCTTTTAAAATATCTCCTTTTATCTCTTGCTAGTTCTTTTTGCACTCTTTTCCTTACATTTTCTATTGCCCAATATACGTACCTTGTAAAGTGAAATTTGTCTATCGCTATCTTAGCTCCTTTGAAATATGTTTTTACTGTCAATAAAAAAGGTTTCCACATGTCTATAATAACCCACTTCACTTTATTCCTGTCTTTAAATCTTTTGAAATATTCACTTAGATCTTCTTGTTTTCTGTCTTTTAAAATATCTAGTATTTTTCCTCCTTTTGGATCGACAATAATACAATGATATTTCCTGCCTCCAGAGTTTCCTTTAAATTCATCTATACTGATAACTTCAGGCAATATCTTATAATCAGGTTCCACTCCTACTGTATCTAAAAGTCTCATCACTGTCGTGATTGATACTCCTGTAACTTCAGATATCTCTTTCATGCTTTGTTGTTTTTTCAGTTGTTGTAGTATGTAAATAGATAGTCTGTTGGTCATTCTATGGTAACGTGGTAAATAGTCTAAATGTTCATAGAATCTTTTACCACAGTGTTTACAAACATATCTCCTCTTCTTTAGTACTATCACTGTTGGTTTCCCGAATAATGGCACATCTTTTATTCTTTGTACTCTATAATCATGAATCTTAGACGTTGTTGCCCCGCACCTTGGACAAATATGTGGTTTCTGTTTCATCTTAATATGTAGCTCTATTCTGTTGTCATTCTCTATTATATCTTCCCAAATTATATCTTCAGATTTTAAGAAATTTGTGATATAATTACCTTGCACTTATTCTGATGCCTCCTTTTGTTAGATTGTTTTAACCACTTTCTATTATAGCAGGCATTCAGAATAAGTGCTCTCTTTTTTATAGATTTCTTTCTCCCCACCCCAACATTTATTATAGAACCAAAATATATTGTTCTACATTAAAATCAGTGCTATAAAGAATGTTCACAAATGAAAAATCTTTATCTTTAACGTATTCGTCAATTACACTTAATACTTCCTTATTGTTGTTAATATTATCTTCAATTGACATTATCCATACATTATTATCTTTTGCAAAAATATAAACTGGATTACCTTCTTCTAACCATATTTCTTTAAAAAACATACTTATTTCTCCTTTTGATTATTAAGTAAATTATCTATTGTGCTTGTAGCTTCCTTATTGATTTCATCAATTACATATGAATAAAAATTGAATGTAGTTGTTGGATTAGCATGTCCTAATGCTTTAGAAATATTTTTGATGGGTACTCTACTTTTGTATAGTATTGTAGCAAATGTGTGTCGTAAATCATGTAACCTAATAAGAGGTAAATTGTTCTTTATTAAGAATTCTTTAAATCTTTTACTTAATTTATCTGGTTTTATGGGTCTACCATCAAAATAAGTGCACACATAATCTGATTCTACATATTTTCCCCCAAAAAGTTTCTTGTAATATTCTTGTTTGTCTTTCCATTTTTTTAAAATGTCATATAGCCCGTCAGGTATATAAAGCATTCTTTGACTATTCTTAGTTTTAGGTTTTTTAGTTACAATTTTTTTATCAGCCCTAACTCTTACTTCTTTTATAGATATGACTCTTTTTTCGAAATCAACGTGTTCCCATTTTAACCCAACAATTTCCTCTCTGCGTAACCCTAAATAAGTTGCTAATGCTATAGGGGCTTCCAAATAAGTATCCTTTGATTTTTCTAATAATTCTTCTAATTGTTCAATTGTATACGTATTACTTTCAAACTCAACCTTTTTAGGTAATTCTACAGCATCAGCTACATTGGTACTTACAAATTTTTGCTTTAAGGCGTAGTCTAACGCTTTCCTTATATTAGCATGATGTTTATATACAGTATTTGGCGATAAACCAACTTCTTCCATTAGATATTTATAATAACTCTGTATATGGTGTGGCATTAATTTTTGTAATTGTATATCCCCTAATTTTGGGATGATATACTTATCTAACACTCTACGATATTCGGCTTGTGTGGTTTCTTCATTTTTAATTTTTACATAATTATCAAACCAATAATTTAAAAATTCACCAAAAGTCATGTCAGACGGAATTAAGAAACTATTTTGTTGTAATAAATATTCTTGCTCTATTAAGATTTTTTTAGCTTCAGTTTCAGAATTAGCAGTAAAATATCTTCTTAATCTTTTGCCGTTAACATCTCTCCCTAATTCAACTATGACTTGATATTTATTCCCCCTCTTTCTTATTGAACCTGCCATACTCATCTCTCCTTTGTTATTCTACAATTTTTTCTTTTAAAAGTCAAGAGTTAAAATATAAAAAAATTGACTACACAACATGTAGTCAAAACTTTGACTATTAAATTGTCTAACAATTTATGTCGCCAAAATGTAGTCAATTTGACTACATCGAATCCTCCAAATATGGCTGGGATGGCAGGATTCGAACCTACGAATGCCAGAGTCAAAGTCTGGTGCCTTACCACTTGGCTACATCCCAGCATGGGGTGGATAGTGGGACTTGAACCCACGACCTCCAGAGCCACAATCTG